ATCTGTTCGATCGTCGGGCGAACAACAATCAATTCGAGCGCAACGGCTATGCTGACGACCGAACAGATTGCCGATAACGCCACAACAGGCATCACCACCGGTGTCCGTGCGGCCAATACCAATGTCCCGGTCGAGGCCTGGTTCAGGATCGATATCGGCGCGACCGGTGGCACGATTCAGTTGCAATTCCGAAGCGAAATTGCCGGGTCCGCGGTCACTATGAAAGCCGGTCTGACGACAATGGGTTACCGGACCATTTAATCCAAGGAGACGATGATGATCAGCCGCGACGCGGTGGTTCTCGACAGCGCGATGCTGGACGAGGCTAGAGCCTATTTGCGCCTTGAAGGCGACGATGACGATGCCTCGCTAGGCGCTGTGTTGCTTGGCGCGATTGGCCATGCAGAGGCCTATCTTGGCCAAATGCTTTTGCGGCGCGGCGCGCGTGAAATTGTGCCTGCAGGGACTCGATGGCAGCGGCTATCGGCCTTTCCGGTAACGCTGGTTACGGCAGTGACGGGCATTCCGGCGGAAGGGGCGTCTTTTCTGCTGACCGCCGAAGCCTATAAGGTCGACATTGACTATCACGGCGAAGCCTGGTTGCGGGTTTCGCAGCCGGGGTCAGCCGGCAGGGTCGAGATTGCCACCGAGGCCGGAATGGCTGCAAGCTGGGACAGCTTGCCCGAGGCGATCCGGCTGGGCGTACTCCGTTTGGCCGCGCATTTGTTTGCCCATCGCGACAACCCCGACGATCCGGGACCGCCAGAAGGTGTCGCCGCCTTGCTGCGCCCATGGCGTCGGACGCGGCTGTCATGAGCGGCGAATTTGCAGGCGCGCTGCGTGAGCGCGTGACTATCGAACGGCGGATGGGCAATCGCGATACGCTGGGTGGGGCAAGCGGCCGTTATGCCTATGACGGAGCGGCTTGGGTGGCGGTGACGCCGCTGATCCCGGCGAATCTTGCCGAAGCCGACAGCCTTTCGGCGCGAATGCGCTGGCAGGTGACGATGCGCAAGCGCGAGGGGATTGACCTGAAAACCAGACTGATCTGGCGCGGACGCTTTCTGGGCGTACGCGGGATGATCAGCGACCCGCGCAATCCTGCACAAATGGTGCTGACCTGTGAGGAGGCACGCTGATGTTTGATCGGTTGAAGGCAGCGGCTGACCATATGGCCGACCGTGCACTGATGCGCGTGATTGAACGCATGGCGGCAAACACACCGCCCAATGGGTTGGAACTCGAACGCCGGTCAGACTGCCTGCTGCTCAAGGGCAGGCGACTGAAGAGGCGGATGATCGACAACCCCCTATTGAGGAATTTCTGGCGATGAGCAGAGCTGCCATTTTGTTGCAGGAGGCGGTAGTCGCCGCGATTGAAACCCATCCGGTGTTGAACACACAGCTAGAAGGTGTCTTCGATGGCCCGCCACCGCGCGCTACCTATCCCTATGTGGCGATTGGGGATGGTCTGGTCAGCGACTGGAGCACCAAAAGTGAACCCGGACGCGAAGTGCGGGTTGCCTTGACCGTATGGGATGATGGCCAGACACCGTCACGGCTGCATGATCTGATTGCGCATATCGACGATGCGGTAGCGGCGATCCCGCCAGATCTGCCAGGGTGGCATATCGCCAGTCTGGTCTTTCTTCGCTCGATGATTGCTCGCGACCCTGATGGTCCTTGGGCGGGTCTCGTCGAATATCGAGCGCGGATGCTGGCTAATACATAGACCCCGGTTTCCTAGTGCTTGTTAGATTAAATCCAGAATAGGCCATCTACCAGCCGTTCGTCCTGAGCGTGTCGAAGGACGTACCCAGCCGACGGTAGTTGTGTTGTGCTTCGACAAGCTCAGCACGAACGGAAAAAGACTAATTCGATCGAACCAACTTAGCCCATGGGATAGTCGCTCAGCCGGCGACGTCGTTTTTTGGGCGGCTCTTGCTCGCATTTGGGCAGCAGCACCGCAGGTGCACGGCCTTCGCTTTTCGGAGTTGGAATCGGTGCAGCTCGCGGCGGCTCCGGCGGCAAAATTGGCTGCACCTTATAGGCACCCATCATTATTTCCGCAGCGGCGCATTCGCCCGCAACGGCCACCTTATGCTGCGCAGCAAAGGGTGCAGCAAAAACGCTGCCTGACAGCAAAATTTCAAACAACATGGCGACCTCCTCTCCCCAGTGAGTCGTCCAGCGAAGGAGACAGTATCAATGCCCGCAGAAAAGGGAAGTGCCTTCCTGTTAAAGGTCGGAGACGGCGGCGCGCCGCTGGTTTACAGCACAGTTGCAGGGCTGCGCACCACGCAGCTGAGCATCAATGGCGACGCCGTTGTCATCACCAACAAAGGCTCTGGCGCGTGGCGCGAGTTACTGTCGGGCGCTGGCGTGCGTTCGGTATCGGTTTCAGGTGCGGGTGTGTTCACCGGCTCGGCTGCCGAAAACCGGATCAAGACCAACGCGTTGGCGGGCGTGCTCGACGATTATGAATTGAGCTTTGAAAGCGGCGAGCGATTGCGCGGAAAATTTCTGGTGCTGCGGCTGGACTATTCTGGCGATTTCAATGGCGAGCGTTCCTACACAATGGCGCTCGAAAGTTCGGGCGAGGTTGCGACGCTGTGACTGGTTCAGCAAACCCTGCGCGCGGTGAGGCGCGTGTCGCCGACACCGTTTTGCGCCCGACCTTTGCCGCACTGGTTGCTGCCGAGGACGAATTGGGTCCGCTGTTCGCGCTCGTCGAACGCGCGGCATCGGGCCAGTTGCGGCTTGTCGAAATAGCGACTCTGTTCTGGCATTGCCGCATCGATACTGACCTAGACCGCGATGCGTTTAACCAGCGGCTGGTCGAGCAAGGTCTGGCCAAGGCCACGCCTGCGCTCAAGATCATATTGGGTCAGATCCTGGCTGGCCAATGACCTTCACCGACACGGCGGCCAAACTCGCCGGTCAGTGCGCGCTGGCGCTTGGCTGGCGACCCGATGAATTCTGGCGCGCAACCCCTGCGGAACTGGCGGCGATCACGGCCGCATTGGTGCCGCACGACATACAGCCTCCCGACTCTTGCCTGCTCGACAGATTGAAGGAGCGTTTTCCCGATGCCCCCACCGGAGGTGATTAATGGATGAGGAAATTGAACGGCTGGTCGTTGCCGTCCGCGCCGACACCCAAGGCTTTGCGCGCGACGTTGCAACGATGCGCGCAGAACTCGACGGCCCGTTTCAAACCGGGCTCGATAAAGCAGGGCGAATGCTTGAGGGCAGTTTGGCGCGTGCGATCCAGACCGGTAAATTCGGTTTTGAGGATTTGCGACGGGTTGCGCTTTCGGTGTTGTCCGAAATTGCGGCTTCGGCCTTGCAGTCCGGGCTGAGTGGCCTCTTCGGTGGCGGCAACCAGCCAGCGCAAGGCGGCGGACTTTTTGCGTCGCTGGGTTCGGCCTTGGGCAGCCTGTTCGGACTACCCGGCAGAGCCACCGGCGGCCCGGTTTCTCCGGGGAAGGCTTACCGTGTCGGGGAAAATGGACCAGAGCTTTTTGTGCCCACCAGCAGCGGGCGGATTGAATCCGGCGGCGGCCGGGCAGGCGCGGCGACGGTCAATCTGACGATCCGCGTCTCCGACCATGGCCGGATGAGCGCGCCCGACGCACTAAAACGATCCTCGCGGCAGGTCGCACGCGCGATCCGTGCTTCACTTGCCCAGGCAGAGGATTGAGCCATGACTTACTGGCTGTGCGATAAGCGCAAACATCAGCAATCGGCACCAGTAATGCGGTTCGACCCGCGCTTCTGGACGCTCAACTTTCCGCGCCCAATGATGGCCTCAGTGGTGACGACGGGACCCGAATCGCTGCGGGTCGAAGCGACTTTCTACCGCAGCGATGATCTCGCCGGACTGATCTGGGAAAGCGAGGATATCTGGGATCATCCGCTGCTCGCCTATGAAACCAACCGCGATTACAGTCATTTGACGCTGACTTTCCGCTGGCGTTCGCAGGGGATCATGCCGCTCGACGCGGTCAATGGCCCGACGCTGACGATTGAAGGGCGCGACGCGGACGGGCAGCCAAAAAGCTGGTTTGTCCGGCTGTGGAACTATGCCAGCGGCACGGCAGAGGACGCGCAGATTGTGTTGCCGTTCAGCCAGATCGCAGGCGGCTTTATGTTGCCCGATGAGGCCGACCCCATCGTGCCCGACGCCATTGATCGGATGTTCATTTCGATTGTGCCTCCACAATATAGCGGCGGGCTCGGCGACTTTGCTTCGGCGGTCGAGGGCTGGGTCGAAATGTCTGAAATCCGTTGCGACGGGCAGGGGGTGATGCTCGACACCGGCAATGTCATGTTGCCCGAACACAGCCTGCAAATGGCGACGGG